ATTGAGCAGTAGTCAGAACCGGTTGTTTTCGTGTCGCATACCCCGATAATGGCATCCGGTTCGCCCTCCGGCAGTTCAAAGTACCGCTGAAGCTGGTCTGCTGGGTATAGCTGCCCCTCACGCTCGATAGGCTCGTTCATGTACAGTGCTTTCCATGAAGCAGTGTCCATAATCTCTCTCTGCTCATGGTAAAACTGCGTACTGAAGCCAACGCCGTATGGATAATCGAAATTTGACTCGTCATGCTCGTCCAGGGCAGGTAAGACTATGAATTCTGCATCATCGTTCTGCCCGTAAGCATCCTCAAGCCGTCCGATTACATCGTGAACACTCCAACGTGTCGCAATGTGTAACTCTACGCAATCACCAATCTTACGCTGGCGGTAATCCGTGTAGTACTGCTGGTAAATCTTGTTCAAACGGTCGATACTCATGGCGGTTTCGATGCCATCCACCAGGTCATCAAGGTAAAGCAGGTTAGCAGCACGGATTCTACCGGCATTCCCACTGCCAAGGGAGGCAAACTCAAAGGTCGGGAACCGTTTTCGTGTCCCAATGTCCAGCATCATGTCCTTTGCGTTACTGCCGGTCACCTTGACTTCGGGGAAAACCGGTTGCCAAAGGTATTCAGAGTGCTTACCGACAATCCGGTAAATCTCGTCATACATTCCTCGCAGGAAAGCATTGCTATGGGAGCCTACGATATTTGGCAGATGAGGATTCCTACCACCTGTCCAGGTCAGAAAAAACTCCGCAATGGTTGTTTTCCCTATGCCAGGAGGGCAGGAAATGCACAAAAGCCTCTTTTCACGCCTCTCCAGCCTCTCCAATGCCCTTACAATGGGCAAAAGCTGCTTACGGCGAGGCATATAGAACCGCTTGTCCGGTTCCCGATTCCACTCAATGAACCGACAGAAGCAATCCAGGTCATACGGGGAATCAAACAGAAGAGTATCCCTGTAAAGGCGTGTCATTCCTTCGGGATCTCGGCAATCCTCCGTGATTTTCGCTATAACAGTGCGTAAATCCTCGGATGCCCTGTGAGCCTTGTCAAAGTTCTGCTGGTCAAAGTTCGTCACCGTCATTTCCTTCGGCGTTCGGGGCAGGATAATGTTGGCTCCGTCCTTCTCTAGTTCCTTGATGCAGACAAAACACGCCTTGAGGGCATCTGTGTCACCCATTTCGCCTTGTCGGAGGAGGCGAGGGATAAGCAGATAGTCATCGTTCACGCTTTTCTGCCCCTTTCTGCTCGTCCTCATCGTAGTACGGGCAGGATTGATTCGCCAGCATGAATTCGCCGTTATGGACACTGTCCTCACAGGTACAGATAGCAGTAAATGAATCTGACAACCACCAGCAGGTCTCACAGGTGTACTTCTTTCCCTCTCTCGCCATGCCCGTCACTCCTTCAGTAAGTCCGCATACCGCCGCTTGATATCAGCAAAGGTCTCAGTACTGTCATCGTTCGTATCCTGCACATTCTGCACCTGTTCAGTGTCATTCCGCAGCCGGTCAAAGTTCCTCTGCCAAAATATGCCAATAACAGGATTAAGTTTGCCGTCTGCTACCAACCCTTCCCGAACATTCGCCAGGACAGACTTGATTGTCACGCCCAATTCCTGGAATTCCGGTCTATGGTCTTTTGTCCAATTGTCAATCGTCATATGAGTGACTCCCATAGCAGATGAAGCACCCATCGTCCCTGCCTTGATGCCGTTTTTGTCGCATAATTGCAGATAGCAGATAAAGGCATTCATCAGCGAGTTTGCATCCTTCTTGTCCACCCCTACGGACAGTTGATGAACCTCCAAGGCATGACGGATTAACCGCCGGTTATACTCCGCTCCCTCCCCGTCAAAAGGCTTGACATCTCTCTGCTCTATTCCCTTTACGGTCAACATATGCTCATCAACCCTTGTCGAAACCCTCGGAGCCTTATCTGTCTGCCCCTTCTTCCTGCCTCTTTGCATATTCCCCTCCACCCGTATCTCGGCTGTCTTAGCAGTAATACCCCTCATTCCCATCTTACCACTCTGTCAAATTTTGCACATAAAGATGCCTTTTTGGCTTTGGGGGATACTGAGGGGACTAACCGGGGCATTTGGCGGCTGCGGTTTACCCCTCCGGCCTGGCCTGGACAGGGGATCCCCTCCGGTTTTTGCCCTGGAAAGCTGCCGGAAAAGGGCAATAATTGAGCAATCTATCACCAAATCGCAATATGTTGTGGATCCCTTTACAAAACCACAAGATATAGTGGGTCAACTATTCGCTAAACTAAAGTTTTCGGAATAGTTCAGGTATTGTTTGAACCATACAACTACAGATAATCAACACATGTTTATTATTATACAACCGGTATATTTTGTCCGGTTATTTGTGATTGTCTAACGTTCTGAAGGTTAGAATATAGCCAGGGAATAAACGGAACAAGTACAACACAAAACAAATATAATATTAACAGCGTATACAGAACAGATAATAACAAGTGATACAGATATAACCGGCAATAGCTGGAATATAACCGATATATAACTGATACATACAACAAGGGATCCGGATATAATACCGGAGGGATAAAAGAATAATACAAGGGTTATACAGGGGTTATATCAGATATACAGAACAGATACCAATATAAGAGTTATACAAGGGATATAACAGGGATATAAACTGATCACCAGGGATTATATCAGTATAGATACAGACAGTGGTATATATATCCTTTATAGTCTAATAATGGTATATAGATAATAACTATATATTCTATATGATTAATGATAGATAATAGGACAAGGGCAGAGGATAATAAAACTGAATAAACCAGGCCGTATATATCCGGATCCCCTGGCATTGCTGCCGGAACAATTACCGGTTGTCTGCCGGTTGTTTCCGGTTGTTTTCTGCATTGCTAGTCAATGAACAAATAATTTTTTTCAGAATATGTAAAAAAGTTGTTGACAAGGTAATACCACATAGTTTATTATACCCTTGACGGTAATACCAATAAGAAAAACGGAAGGGGAACAAAACAATGTATATCAAGGCAGAAAACGGAAAAGTTGAAATCATCACAACCGGAAAACAGGAACGTGACTCTTACAACGTTGTTATCGGGCAGAACAACAAAAAAGCGGTTGCCCTGGATTCAGTTACAAGCGTTGTACTTCACGTTGTGGACGGGAATAGCAAAACCGGCGAACAGGTTGTAAATTTTAATTTTCCAATTGAGTTTACTTGTGATCATCGCTGCGAATGCTACAAAAAGGGTATCTGCTATGCGGAGGGCGGTTGCTATACTTTCCCGAATAACCAGGCCAGCTATTCAGAAAACCTCAACTTTTTCATGACTCATTCTGATGAAGAGTTTTTGACGGCCTTACAACTTGCCCTGGATTATTACGGTTTTGAGTTGTGGCGGTATTTTACCTGCGGTGATATTCTGAACAACCGCTTTTTCCGGTTAATGGTAGAATTCGCAAAACGGAATCCTGCCGTTCGGTTTTGGAGCTACACAAAAAAATATGAGATTGTCAATCGCTGGATAGATGAAAACGGCGACTTGCCGGAAAACCTGGTAATTATCTTTTCGCATTGGATGAATGAAGACGGAAGCTATTTTGAGATGAACAACCGGCACAACCTGCCAACAAGCGAGTTTATCCCTTTCGGAAAAGAAGAGTTAGCAGAAAAGGTTACTCATATTTGTCCCTGTTCGGATCCAACGGTAAAAGCGACTTGTGCAACGTGTGATCATCCCTGTTATAAGCTGCAAAAAGGCGAATCGATGGCATTATTGGAGCATTCCACAAAAGCGACAAAGGAACGGGACAAGGCCTTGAAAGCAGCAAAAGAAAAGCTGTAATCTGATAAACGGGAAAAAAGATTGGAGGGAATGAGAATGAAAAAGGTATGGACAACGCCAGCAGGGGATTTTTACAACCTGTATGCAGACATGTTAGAACAGACTCATCTATTAATTGGAGGGGCAAGCGGTTCGGGCAAAAGCGTTGTAATTAACGGTATTATTGCAACCGCTCTTCTGAATGCCCCTGGCGAA